GAAGGATCCTTTGGCGGATCAGTGGGAGATTGTGGAGTTGCCTGCTATTTTTGATGACGGCAAACCGTGTTGGCCTGAATATTGGAGTTTGGATGATTTAACGGCGGTGAAGGCGTCGATACCTCCGAGCAAATGGAACGCGCAGTATCAGCAGAACCCGACGGGTGAGGAGAACGCGATTATTAAGCGGGAGTGGTGGATGCGTTGGGATCGGGAGAAGGTTCCGCAGTTACAGTTTGTGATACAGAGTTACGATACGGCGTTTAGCAAGAGGGAGACGTCGGATTACAGTGCGATTACAACGTGGGGCGTTTTTTATCCTGATGAGGGAGGGACCCCTGCTTTGATCCTTTTGGACAGCAAGAAGGGACGGTGGGACTTTCCTGAATTGAAGGGGATTGCGTTGGACCAGTATCGGTACTGGGACCCCGATACAGTTATTGTGGAAGCCAAAGCGAGTGGTTTGCCCTTGACCCACGAACTACGGAACATGGGCATACCTGTTGTGAATTTTACGCCGAGCAAGGGTAACGACAAGGTAACGCGGGTGCATTCGGTTTCGCCGTTATTTGAGGCGGGTATGGTTTGGGTCCCCGACGAGACGTTTGCTGACGAGTTGATTGAGGAGGTGGCAGCTTTTCCCAATGGCGAGTATGACGATTTGGTGGATAGCATGACACAGGCGTTAATGCGCTATCGTCAGGGTAATTTTGTTGAGTTGCCGACGGACGACTGGGGCGAGGAGAAAGAGAGTTATCGGGTTCCTGCATATTATGGGTGACAAGTGTTTGCGTTTTAGGTTATGATGCGCAAAAGCATATTATGGAGGTCTGTTGATGGCGCTTGATGCAATAGAACAATTACTTGTTGCGAACCATGGGTTTACCGTGACGCCTGAAGGGGCTGTTGTTTCCCCAAGTGGTCAGGTTAGAAATGTTGTGGACGGTAAAACGGTTTTTACGCCATATACTCCGCCGACCACGGGACCTACCTTTGCTGAACAGTTTGCTGCGCAACAGGCGCAGGCTATTGCACAAACCAACCAAGTTCGTCAGGACGAAGCGATTGCTTCTGGTTCGGATACCTATCAGTCTATGGCTCCAGACGGAACGGTTACGAACGTATCTACAGATACGCCTGTTACTGTTGGTCAACCGGCTCAAGCTATAACGTCTGATTCATCGAGTATTTCTCCTGCTCCAACGCAAACGCGGGAGGAGCTAGAGTCGGCACTTGCGGATGCACAGGACTTGGATTTAGAGGGTGCAAAACGTTTTAAGAACACAACGAGTGATCTTACGGGTGTGAAGTATAAGGATAAAACTGCATTTGAGTATGATCTTGGTGAGGAGTATGACAATGTTGTTGCGGTTCGATCAGGCAACAGCGTTAAATTTTACAAGGACGGAGAGCGTGTAGGTTCAGATGTTCTTGGTATTGATAGTTTGGGTGGGGAGAGCGGTAACGACAAGATTAAATCTCTATTTAATCAATTAAGGGATCAGGAAGTACAAGAGGTTTACGATCAATTTGGTGGGCAGGAGGGCGCTCTTGTATCTGAATACCTTGCGGACGAGGCAGCTGCTGAAAGAGCTCGTCAGAAGAAAGACGAGCGTTCTGATGAAAGGGATCAAGAACGTTTTGATGCTTTGCGAAATCAAGTTAAGAAAGAAGCTGACGCTCTTAATATATCCACGGACGATTATTATAAATTAGGCTTTCCTTTACGAGCTCAGATGGCAGCTTCGGATATTGGTGAGTTGTTTACAGAAAAACCCGGTGATGCAGGGTATTTTGCCCTTGTGGGACCTGATGGACAACCTGTAGACAAAGACGGGAACCCTGTTGATTTTGGGGGTCTTGGTCTAGGAACCCTTGGCTCAGAGAATTTAGCAATTTACCAAGATAAAGCACAGAAAGAACTTGATGAAAAACTTGGGCCAGTAAGTTCCGATATACCGTCGGGTCTTGGGGAAGATAGTGGTATAACACAAACAAATTTAGCCCCTTACATGGAAGGGGTGTCAGGACAACCTGTTCCTCTAGCGGGCGGTCTTAATATACCCGGCACAGGTCTGACGATAACCGCAGGCGATGCTGTTGGGCCGGGCGCAGGATCCAATACAGGTGGCGGTGGAACGAATGTCGGTGGTGGCGGAGATACTGGCGGGGCCGACGCAGGAGGTGGCACTGGTGGCGGTGGAGATACAGGTATCGGTGTAATTGATCCTATTGGTGGCGGAGGAACTGGCACGGGCGGTGGTACGTCGCCCACGGGTATTAGAGAATCTGCTTATGGGTTAACCTTGGATGACGTTCTCGTTCCAAGCACCGTGAACTACGGAACCGACCCACGGTTCGCGAACCTCGCACCAAAATTTAATGTAAGCGAAGCTACTATGCCTTCTTTTTCGGGTTTGCCGATAACGCCTCCAGAAGAGGAGACCGCTTTACTGGCACAGGGAGGTATTGTTAGTCTTGCAGGAGGCGGAACGCCAAAAGGCGTGGGAATAACCCCCGATTTTATGATTGATTATTATAATAATTCTTTAATTCCGCGGGCTTTGGACGGTGATAAGGTAGCTAGAGATCACCTTTTAGAAGCACATAAGAATTTTTCTAATTTTACATTACCCGAAGAACTTTTTTTAAAAGTGAAGTATGGTCGAGCTAACGGCGGAGTTGCCAGTTTAAGCGATACGGCTAGAAATATGTTTCGACCTATGGTAAGTTAGCCAAAAGGAGAGCTTTATGGCAGAAGAAAGAAAATCTGTAGGGAGCCTTATGGACAATAATGTCCCTGCGCAACTGGATGAAGAGGACCTTCGTGCGGAGATAGAGCTTGAATTGCCTATGTCGCAGGAGACGGAGGTGCTTGCAGTAGCGGGTGGAGAGGCTCCAGAGATAGAAATTACCGCAGAAGAGGACGGAGGCGTTGTTATTGACTTCGATCCGAACGCTGATAAGGGGGAGGACACTGACTTTTATGGGAACCTAGCAGAAAATATGAGTGATTCTGAGCTAGGTCGCATAGCAGGAGAGCTTTCAAGTGAATTTGAGGCAAACAAATCAAGCCGACAGGAGTGGGAGGACACCTATTCCAACGGTTTGGAGCTTTTGGGTTTCAACTACGAAGAGCGGACACAGCCCTTTCGGGGTGCTTCGGGGGTCACGCACCCTCTTTTAGCGGAAGCTGCCACACAATTTCAGGCACAGGCGTTCAACGAGCTTCTTCCTGCGGGCGGACCTGTTAGAACAGCCGTCATGGGCGCCGAAACACAGGACAAAACACAGCAGGCACAGCGCGTAAAGCACTTTATGAACTACTACATAACGTCCGTGATGGAGGAATATACGCCTGAACTGGATCAAATGCTGTTTTATCTACCGCTTGCAGGGAGCACCTTTAAGAAAGTGTACTTTGATGAGACCCTGAACCGCGCTGTAAGCAAGTTTGTTCCCGCAGAACAGCTTGTTGTACCCTATGAAACGTCCGATTTGGAGACTTGCCCTAACATTACGCAAGTGATTCGGATGTCTTTGAACGATTTACGCAAGAAACAGGTTGCGGGCTTCTATCTGGACATACCTGTCGTGCCTGCACAGGGTGATTATAATAGCGTTTCGAGCGAAATGGACCGTTTAGAAGGGGTACAGAGCTCACAAATCGACTATGATTGCACGGTTTTAGAGGTTCATGCCGATTTAGACCTTGAAGGATACGAGGATGTGGACGAAGACGGGGAACCAACAGGAATAAAAATCCCATATGTTGTAACTATATCACAGGACAACGGTCAAATACTTTCTATTCGCCGTAATTACCGCGAAGACAGCAAAGAAAAACAAAAAATTCAGTATTTTGTTCATTATAAGTTCCTTCCCGGCTTTGGTTTTTACGGATTAGGTCTTATACACACAATTGGCGGTCTTTCACGGACTGCTACGGCAGCACTGAGGCAGTTGATCGACGCAGGAACCTTGTCGAACCTCCCCGCAGGGTTCAAGGCCCGCGGTCTACGGATCAGGGACGATGACGATCCGCTTCAGCCGGGCGAGTTTCGAGACGTCGATGCCCCCGGTGGGGCTATCCGTGATAGCCTCATGCCCTTGCCGTTTAAGGGTCCCGATCAGACCTTATTTCAGCTATTGGGCTTTGTTCAGGACGCAGGGCGACGCTTTGCCACCATAACGGATATGAAGGTTGGTGACGGCAATCAGCAGGCTGCCGTAGGTACAACCATAGCAATGTTGGAACAGGGCTCACGGGTCATGTCTGCGGTGCATAAACGGCTACATTACGCTATGCGGGTTGAGTTTAAACTCCTTGCACAGGTTATGTC